AGACGATGGACACGCTCAAAAGCATGTTCCCCACCGAGCAGCCGAACTTCGAGACCATCGCCATCGAAGCCGCACACGAGGACGGTGAGCAGAATGGTTAACCCCGCCAAGAAAAAGGGCACGAGCCTTGAGACGTGGACGGTGCGTTACCTCGCGTGGGCTTTGCAGGACACGCGCATCGACCGCATGCCGTTGCATGGCAACGCCGACCAGGGCGATCTGATCGGCGTCCGGTTCTGTGGCGAGCCGGTGTGCGTGGAATGCAAGGACACGAAACAGCCGAACTACCGCAAACACTGGCGCGAACTGCTGGTGGAGATGGCGAACATGGACACTCCCTACGGGGTGCTCGTCCAGCATCGCAAGGGCGTGGGCGTGAAAAGCCTCAAGGGCATGGCCCGGCAGATGGCCGTGTTCGACATCGAAACGCTCGAACGGTTCCTCGCCACTCACATGGGGCACGTGTTAGGACCGGACTACCGGATTCGCCGCGAGCTCGCGAACCGGCTGCGCCGCGAATCGAAGCCGGTGCCATCCAATCCGACGCTCGTGTGGTTGCCGCTCGAATTGTTCGCGCTCCTGCTGAACGACGGGCTTACGTTGGGGCCGGATGATGGCCAGGATTAACCCGCACGACTACATCGGTGGTAGCCGTCGCACCGGTTTGCGTGGCGGCTACCACCGCAAACCCAAGACCAACGGGGACGGGGAGGGGCTGAAGCCCAGCGAGATAATCGCGGCCAGCCCCGAACTGATGGCATTGATAGCCGAATACCAAAGAGACAAGAGAAAGGAGGCGGACTGATGGCCGGGCACGATATGGAAAAGTTCGCGAAGCTCAGCACACGCCTATGGCAGAACGAGAAAGTTCGCGTGTTTGCAATGGAGCACCCTTCCGCGTTCTCCGTGTGGACGTTCGCGATCTCGTACTGCGCTGGCGAATTAAACGACGGTGAACTGTCCCGCTTCCATTTGAAATGTCTGCTCGGCGCTTCCGATGAAGATATAGACGCACTCATCGACGCGCATCTTTTAGACGAGCATGAGGACGGCACCTTGTGGCTGCATGATTTCGTCGCAGCTCAGGGTCGTTCTCGTGCTGACGTGGAGGAGGCTAAAGCGAAGAAAGCCGAAGCCGGCCGAAAAGGTGGCGCAGCGTCCGGCAAGTCACGCAACGTGAAGCAAGACTCAAGCAAAACGAAGCAGACGCGAAGCACAAACGAAGCAGACGTGAAGCAAGACTCAAGCAAAACGAAGCCAGATACAGATACAGATACAGATACAGATAAGAATTCTTCTAACGAAGAATTCTCTCTCCCACAAACCCCCTCGCAAGCCGAGGGGGCCGCAGAGAGCGCCGACGAGGATTACCACATCGAGTTCGAGCAGTTCTGGGAAACCTATCCGCGCAAGACCGGCAAACGCAAGGCGTATTCGGCTTGGCGGAAGGCGCGACGGAAAACCAACAACACGTTCCTGCTCGCCAAGGCCAGCCTGTATGCGGCGGACCCGAACCGTGAGCCCGGCTACACGCTCACCCCGGCGAACTGGCTGGACGGCGAACACTGGGACGACGACCCGCTGCCGGCCAAACCCGAGCCGACCGCACGCCCCTCGCCATCGGCGTGGAACCGTTCGCAGGCCAACCAGGATGCGAACGCGGCGCTGATAGCACGCTATGCGGCCGAGGAAGCCGCCGAAAACCAATCACGGGAAGGAGTTCTGACATGCTGACGCTCAAGGAAAGCACGCTCGTGCTGGCGCAGATTCGCGTCCACCACGGCAACGCGGCCATCACCGACTTGGAGGCTCGTACGTTCCACGAGGAGCTTCGCGCGGACATGACGCTGGGAGAGGCCTTGGAGGCGGTGAAGCGCTTCTACGCCGGCAACGATTCGGGCCGTTGGTGCGGTTCGGGCGACGTGAACGCGATGGTCCGCAGGATGCGCAACGAGTCGAAGCCCTCGGAGGCGCAGATAGCACGCGAATGCGAGGCGCGTGGCCTATCCGAGGACGAGGCGTGGATGTACCGCCGCCAGCGGATGCTCGGCAACGGCCCGGAGCAGGCGCAGCAGCAGGCGTTGCCCATGCGCAACCCGCTCGAACTTCCCGCCGCGCAGCCGAAGTCACGTTCCACGGTCAGACGGTTCGCAGGTGCCCAGAAGCTGGGTGCTGCCTCGCTCGGCTCGATTCTGAGGGGCGCGTGATGGCCGAAAAGTTCCCGACCCCTCTAGGCGACATGCTCCTGCGTATCCGCATCAGCGAGATAGACGGTGAGTACTGCATCGACTCCGATGATTTCGCCTACGCTTTGCGTCGGAAGCCGAAGCTGCCC